CGGAGAGGGAAAGACGCTGTGCACAGGAGGGAGGAAACCCGGCCTGAAAGGCCCAAAAAGGCGGGGGGAGGCCGGGGCTAAGGGGAAGGCCAGGCCACCCCCTTCCCGGGCCTTCCAGGGGGGTTACAGGGCCGTGTAAGCGCTTTCAAATCGGGGGGTGGGATGGCGGGGCGGAAGAAGGGGGGCCGGGGAGAACCCCCGGCCCCCCTGGGCCTGCCGCCCTCAGGGCTCCAGTCCCACCCGGGCGAGGAAGGCCTCCCAGGTCTCGGGAAGGGGGAAGCCGTGGGCCCGAAGCCTGGGCCCTTCAGCGAAGACCTCCCGGGCCAGGGCGAGGGCGGCCTCCCGGTCCTCCCGCGCGGCGTCCCTCAGGTACCCCCGGAAGGGGGTCCACTCCTCCACAGCGTCCAGGAGCTCGTCCGGGTCGGCCTCCTCCCCCCGGTCCAGGAGCTCCCTCACCCAGGCCACGTAGGCCCGGGCTAGGGCGAGGGGGGCGTAAGCCAGGGAGGTCTTTTGAGCCATACCACCTTGTCCCAAGGGACGTCCAGCTCGCTCAGGTCCCGCACGCTGTAGCCGGTGGCCAGCGTCCCGCTGTGGAAGGAGTATACCACGAACCAGAGGGCCTTGAGCCTGGGCCCCCGGGCCTCCTCGGGGATGAAGGAGGCGGGGGCCAGGGCGGCCAGCACCGGGCCCTGGTCCCGGGCGTAGGCGAAGAGGGCGGCCTCGGGGTGGGCCGGGGCCTCGCGGCACAGGCCCTCGTAGACCTCGGGAGGGGTGCCCGGGGCCAGGTGCCCGTCCATGACCCGCTGGGCCACGTGGAGCTCCAGGCTGGTGGCCCGCTCCCGGCCGAGAAGGGGCCTCAGCTCCTCGGGAACGGAGCGCCCCCGGCGGTTGAAGGGGGCCCGCACCATCTCCCCGGCGGCGAAGAGCCAGTCCCGAGGGGCGGGCCTCCCCTGGCCCCGGCTCTCCGCCAGGCCCCTGAGGTGGGCCCGGGCCTCGGGGAGGGCGGCGAGGGCCCGCAGGAAGGCCCGCCAGAGCTCAGGGTGGTAGTCCCGGGGGTCGGGGCTCCACTCCTCCGCCGTGGGGGGGCGGCCGAAGCCCGCCTGGGGCTCGTGGGGAGGGGGCTCCTTCCAGGCCCGCCTCTCCCCTTCCTCCCGGGTGTAGGTGACCAGGGCGGTGCGGCAGTTGTGGTGGAGGGGCGGGACGTGGGTGCGCCAGAACGGGTGGTCGGCGGGGAGGACGATCCCCGCGAGGGGCCGGCAGATCTTTGAGGTGCGCCCGTCCAGGACCACGGAGAGGCCCCAGTAGGGCCTGAGCTCCCGGGCGGAGACCGCCTCCTTCCACCGCCCCGCCCCGTAGGCCAGCTGGAGGTTGGTGCGGAAGACGGTCTCCAGGCGGTGGCGGCTCCCCTCGCCCCAGGCGTTCTTGACCCGGTCGGAAAGCTCCCTTTGGAAGTCCTCAAAGGGCCTCCCCTCTTCCAGGGCCCGGGCGAGGGCGTCCATCGTCTCCTGCACCATGTCCAGCGCGGCGAGGCCCGCCACGAAGAAGGCCCGGCGCCTCGCCTCCTCCCCCAGGGCGCGGAACTCGGGATCGGGGAGGGGAAGGCGGGCCCGGAACCAGCGGAGGGCCTCCTCGGGCCGCAGGGGGTCAGGCTCAACCGTCCAGGCCACTGTCCTGCCGCTGGGCCCATCTCCCCGCGAGCTCGGAGAGGGTGAGGGCGGCCTCCAGGAGCTGGGCGAGCTCGGCGAAGGAGATCCCGGGGAAGAGAGCGAGGAGGCGCCGCCTCAGGTCCTCGTACCCCTCGGCCTCCCCGATGGCCTGGAGGAGGGTGGAAAGCCCGGGCATGGGGGCCTTTTCCAGGAGCCTGTCCCCCAGGCCGTCCACGAAGGCCTGACCCGCCACCAGGCCCCGCTCTTTTCTCTCCTGGGGGGCGAGGAGGGGGGTGAGGACGGGGCCCTGGGGGTCGGGGGCGGGGACGCCGAACTCCTCCCGGAGCCAGGCCTCGGGGATGGAGAGGCCCATGCCCAGGAGGGTCTGGAGCACCCGGGCCCGGCTCTCCAGGTCCTTCTCCTCCTCCACCTCGGGCACCACGAAGGGGGCGAGGTCCAGGAACTCGGGGCCGAAGTTGAAGGCCACGAAGGGCTTGAAGAGGCCCTCCCGGAGGGTCTTGGCCAGGGCGCGGGCGTCGGCCCGGAGGAGGTCTATCCGCACCCGCTCGTGCACCTTGGCCAGGGCGTAGCTCCCCCCGTCCCCCTCGCTGGAGGTGAGGGTCTGCCCCAGGACCGCCTGGGCCATCTCCCGGTTCACGAGGCGGATCAGGCTCTCGTACACCTGGGGGCCCTGGCCCTTGGCCGCCTCCAGGATCTGGATCTCCGTGTCCTTGGAGATGACCCCGGCGGCGTCCGCCCCCAAGGAGCGCACCGCCTCCTCCAGCCGCCGCCGCTCCTCCTCCCCGGCGGCGGGGTCGTACCGACCGATGCGGTAAGGCTGGCCGTAGGTCTCGGCGAAGACCACCCAGTCCTTGAGGGCGTAGTGCTTGAAGAGGTAGAACCAGGCCAGGCTCCGCATGAGCCCGGCCCGGGTGGGGAGGCCCGAGCGGGCCTTGTAGCGGTGCTCTATGGCCGCTCCGAACGCGAAGGGTTCCGCCTCCCCCCGCTCCCCTACCAGGAGGAAGCGGTCGTGGGCCTCCTCGTAGGCCAGGGCCCCGGGGTGGACCCAGCGGAACTGGGCGGGCCGCCAGAGGAGGCCGTCCCACTCCCAGGCCACGGCCACCACGCTCACCCCCTGGGGGATGGCGGAGAGGAGGTCCAGCATCAGGTCCTCCAAGGGGAGGTTCCACCACACCTCCTCCAGGGCCCCGAGGACCCGCCTCCCCTGGCGGGAGGCCTCGGCGGGCTCCAGCCGCCAGTCCAGGCCGATGACGGCGAGCTTCCGGGTCTGGAGGAGGGAGAAGAGGAGGGCGTCCTTCTCCTCCATCTCCAGAAAGAGCTCCGCCTGCTCGGCCAGGTAGCCCTCGGCCCCCTCCCGGAGGATCCGGGCCAGCCGCTCGGGGGTGAGGCCGCGGGAAGGGTAGGTGGCGAAGGGTCGCCACACCGGCAGGCTTCCCCGGGCCGCCTTGGGGGGCTCCGTGGGGATTGGGCGTCCGTACTGGTCCAGGATGGGCATCAGAAGGCTCCTTTCCAGCCCGCGAAGGCCCGGCGGAGGACGCTCTTGTACTCCACGGGGCCCCTCGGGTTCTCGGCGGCGTGGAGGGCCAGGGCCAGGGCCCAGAAGCGGTCGGCGTGGCCCTTCTCCGAGCGCTCGGCGTCGTAGCGCACGTTCCCGGAAGGGGTGACGATCCGGCGCACGCTGTGGAGGTCCTCCCGGAGGGCCCGGTCCTCGGGGATGCGCACCTTGCGGTCCTCAAAGAAGAGGCGGAGGCGCTGGGCCAGGTCGGCCTTGACCTCAGGGGTGAACTTCACCGGCTCCACCTTGTAGCCGAAGGCCCGGCGGGCGTTCTCCGCCAGCATCTCCCCGAGGCCCGTGGCGTCCAAGCAGGCCCGGCGCACCTGGGGCAGGAGGGCGTGGAGGCGGGCCTCCTGCTGGGCGAAGGGAGCCCGGTGTAGCGCCTCCAGGAGGCGCACCCAGTAGACGTCTCCCACCCGCTCCAGGACCACGAAGACGGTGAGGTCCCGGTGGCGGCCCACGTCCACCCCCAGGTAGGCCTGGTCGGGGTTCCAGGGGCCCCGGGGGTCCTCCCGGGCCTCGGCCTCCAGGATGAGGCTCCAGGGCAGGAAGGCCTCCTCGGCGCTCAGGAACTCGCAGAGGTACTCCTGCTGCCAGATGAAGTCGTCCGCCAGGCCCGCGCGGAGCTCCTCGGGGTCCACGGGCAGGCCCTGGGCCACGGCGTCGTAGATGGTGACCTTGTGGCGGCTCCAGGCGGGCCCGCCCTTCTCCCAGAGCTCCCAGAACTTCCCCCGGGGGCCGTTGGGGGTGCTCATCACCCGGATCTTGAGGTCGGGCCTCCGGGTGATGATGGGGTACATGGCCGCCCAGATGGCCTCGGAGTCCTGGTGGAAGGCGAACTCGTCCAGGACCACGTTCCCCGTGTAGCCGCGGGCGGTGCGGGGGTTGGCGGGGAGGAAGATCAAGCGGGAGAGGTTGGGCAGGCGGATCTCCAGCTGGGTCACGCTCTCGCCCCCCTCGAAGAAGCGGCTCTCCATGAGGGTGGCCATCTGCCGCATGGCGTCCAGGTGGGCCTTGGCCTTCTCGGCCAACTCCCGGCTCTGCCTCTCCCCCGCCGAGAGGAGGACCCAGGTGCTCCCCCGGTGCTCCACGGCGTGGAGGGCGGCCTCGAGGGTGAGGGCGAAGGATTTGCCCGTCTGGCGGGACCAGAGGCCGATCTTGAAGCGGCTCTCGTCCCGGATCCACGCCCGCTGGTAAGGGAGGAGGTCAAAGCCCATAGAGGTCCCGCTTGATGGCCTCAATCACCTCAGGCTCAATCTCCCGCACCCGGAGGGCCTTTTCCACCTTCTCCGCCGCCTCCTGCCTGAGGGAGCGGTCTATCCGCTCCAGGGAGAGGGCCACCCGGGCCGCCTCCAACCCGAGGCGCACCACCTTCTCCGGGTCCACCTCCGCCTCCCCCAGCTCCAGCCCGTCCAGGTAGCGGAGGGCCTTGTGCACCACGATGTTGGCCAGGGCGGCGGCGTAGGAGAGGCGCTTGCCCGTGGCCTCCTCCACCGCCTCCACCAGGCGCTCCATCTGCAGCACCTGGTCCAGGGCCGGGGCTAGGTGCCGGGCGTGGCGGTGTAGGCCCGAGGGGGAGGCTTTATACCCTTGGGCCTGGAGCCAGCGGGCGATGCCCTCCAGGGTGTAGGGGCGCCCGTCCTCCTCGGTCTCCTCGCCCAGGAGCATGGCGTCTACCCGCTCCCGTACCTCGTCCGGGAGCGCGCAGACCTTGCAGAGGCGGTGCCTGCGGTAGTGGAGCTTCACGGCCGCACCCACCCCACCAGGGCCAGGACCAGGATGACCGCGAGGAGCCAGCGCTCGGTCCTGCGGTGCCTCCGCTCCTCCTCCAGTTCCTGGCGGAGCTTCCGGATCTCGGCCAGGGTCTCCTCCTGGTACCGGCGGATGGCCACGGAGATGGCGTGGAGTTCTTCCCGGACGTCCATCGTCCTTCACCGCGGCAGGAGGACCCCGGCATCCCGGATGGACCCCTCCACCAGGTCTATGCCCTTCTCGGTGAGCCGGACCACGCGGAACTCCCCGTCCTCGTCCCACTCGGCCCGGACGTAGCCCTTCTCCTGGAGGTAGCGCACGGCGGCGTTGAGCTCAGGACGGGCAGGGAGGATGTGGGAGTACTCTAGGGTCCTCACCAGGACCCCCCTGGGCATGGCGTAGGGGTCCGCCACGTTGAGGGGCGACTCAGTTCCCATCGCGTGCAGGTAGAGCACCT